CGCGGAATTGCTGACGTGCTGGGAAGCCAGGATGGACGGGGGACCCGTTGACGCAGCTAAAACGGTATTCCCAGGGGCAAGCGTTACGGCGGTCCGCCAAAAGAGCGCGATATTGGACGACGAAATCCCTTTTTAATGACCCAAAAGCGACAGTTTAATTCGACGAATTAAAGTGTAGGAGACCAAAACAATGAGCCGCAGCGAGACCAGACGGGCTAGAGAGTCCTATACCGAAGGCCAGGATTTGTTAATTAAACGAATGACTGCAACGGGTTGCGACCCGTCAAGCATTGCTATCGCAGTTGGCAAAACGATTAAGCAAATTATGGTGAGGGCCGCATACCTAAAGCGCCAAAAGTCACCGGCTGAACTAAAGCGCATGGGGTGGCCGATACCTGATCCGTTGAAGATAAACGATTGGGGGCCGGGTTTCTGGCGGGATAACCTGGTGTTCCCGAAGCGCCAATCTTTAGGGCTGAAGATGAGCGATTAAGCCAGTCAATAATTTTCGCTTTTATTTTGTAACCGCAGAGATTAGCATTGCGAAGCAATTGCACAGAAAGGCACCACAATGCCGAGCAACCCGTATAATTCGCCACGCTCGATGGGGTCGCGGCCTACGCCGTCTCGCCCCGCTGATCCAAAGCGCGATACATCAGAGCCAATGGCTGACGCAGCTCGCGCCGAAAAAGGCAAACGGCTTGCCCGCATCCTCGCAAAGTCCAAGTACGACACCCGCGACGACACTTAATGCAGATCGAGACCGTAAAACTGGTCGCGCTGATCCCATATGCGCGCAACAGCCGCACCCACTCCGACGCCCAAGTGGCCCAGATTGCCGCCAGCATTAAAGAATTTGGATTTACCAACCCCGTTTTGATAGACGAAACAGGAAGCATTATCGCTGGCCACGGGCGAGTCATGGCCGCTCGCAAGCTAACGCGCCCCGACGTGCCGTGCATCCGGTTATCGCACCTCACCGAGGCACAAAAGAAAGCCTACATCATTGCCGACAATAAGCTGGCCCTGAACGCTGGATGGGACGCCGAGATGCTGTCGGTGGAGCTGGCCGACCTGAAAGACCTGGGCTTCGACCTGGACCTGACCGGATTTAGCGCAGACGAAATCAACGCGCTGCTGGCCCCTGCAGGAACGGAGGGTCTGACAGACGAGGATGCCGTGCCGGAGGTGCCTGAATCCCCGGTGACCGTTTTGGGGGACGTTTGGCTGTTGGGCAATCATCGGGTTATGTGCGGGGACTCGACCAACATTGATGCGGTTGAGAAGCTAATGGATGGGCAGAAATCTGACTTGTGTTTTACAAGTCCACCATATGCACTTGGAAACTCAGCTTCTTTGTCAGGAAACAAAGTAATGTCAAAAAAGGGAAATGCTTATACGCAGCACAAAGATAATGCTGACGAATGGGCAGACCTTATGGATGGATGGTGGTCTGCGTCAATTCCTTACGTTACTGCGTGGGTTGTAAATGTGCAGCCTTTGGCTGGAAATAAGAGAATTTTGTTTAATTGGATAAATGATCGAATAAATCAGCTTTGCGATTTTATTACTTGGGACAAGGGACACGCTGCACCAAATATCGCTGCAGGTGTAATGTCCTCGTCTTTTGAATGGATGATTATATTCGGGTCTGAAAATGCATCGAGATCGGTTCCGTTTTCATCTTGGCGCGGAACGATCAAGAATGTTTATTCTGCGCCGCCGCAAAGATCAAACGATTTTGCATCAATCCATGCCGCGACAATGCCGACTCATGTGCCGGAATGGGTGTTTACTAAACTTTGTGATAAAGCAAAATCAGTATATGAGCCTTTTGCAGGGACAGGAACAACCCTGATCGCTTGCGAGAAAACGGGCCGCGTCAACCGCAGCATGGAAATTGACCCCAAATACTGCGATGTCATTGTTAAGCGCTGGCAGGAATTCACGGGCAAGACTGCCACGCTGGAAGCCACAAAAGAGCCGTTTAATTCAACTAAAACCGCCGGATGATTGGTTTAATAAAAGATGGCACAAAAACCCCATAGGCCGACCGACGCTTTACGCAAGCAAGCCGAGCAAGCATCCGGCCTTGGCTTGCCGCACGATCAAATCTGCGCCTTGATCGGCATTAGCGACGAAACGCTGCGCAAATACTACGGCCCCGAGCTTGGTATCGGCAAAGCCAAGGCGTCCGCCCAGATCGCTAAAACGTTGTTTAACAAGGCACAATCCGGCGACACCACCGCGATGATCTGGTGGACCAAGGCCCAGATGCGGTGGGCCGAAACGCAGCGGCATGAGGCGTCCGGCCCAGAGGGCGGCCCAGTCGAAATCGTGATCAAATGGTCAGACGGGAAGTAATTACTTTAAGTTACGTCCCCCGCCCTGCCTTCGCGCCGTTCCACGCCCGGACGCGCAGATGGGCGTGCCTTGTGGCGCATCGCCGCGCAGGTAAAACGGTCGCAGCTATCAATGACCTGATCCGCGCCGCCGTTACGTCACGCTCTCCGTTTCCCCAATTCGCCTATATTGCCCCGTATCGCTCGCAAGCAAAATCGGTCGCCTGGGACTACCTCAAGACGTTCGCTGCTCCCGTCACCAAGGCGAGCAACGAGTCCGAGTTGCAAATCGATCTAATCAACGGCGGGCGGATCAGGTTGTTCGGTGCCGACAATGCCGACGCGATGCGCGGTTTGGGTTTCGATGGCATCTTTATGGATGAGTACGGAGACTTCCGCCCTAGCGTCTGGGGCAACGTGATCCGGCCCACGTTGTCCGACCGCCAGGGCTGGGCCGTGTTCGCCGGTACGCCGAAGGGCAAGAACCAGTTTTGGAGCATCTGGGATCAGGCGCAGCGCGACCCTGCTGAGTGGTTCTCCCTCAAGCTCCCGGCTTCCGAGAGCGGCCTGTTGCCCCCAGGCGAACTCAGCGCAGCCAAGGCGCAGCTATCAGAGGACCAGTACCTCCAAGAGTACGAATGCTCGTTTGAGGCCGCTATCCTTGGCGCGTTCTACGGCACCGAAATGCGGATGGCGGACGAAGACGGGCGCATCTGCCCGGTTAGCTATGATTCAAACCTGCCCGTCCACACGGCCTGGGACTTGGGTTACCGCGACGACACGGCAATATGGTTCTACCAAGTTGTTCACGGCGAGGTTCATGTTATTGATTTCCATGCAGTTTCAGGGGCAAACATTGCCGAAATTGCTGCTGTCGTTAACTCCAAGCCATACAAATACGGCAAGCATTACCTGCCCCACGATGCCCGCGCCAAGACGCTCGCCGCTGCCGGTAAGTCGATCATTGAACAGCTTGCCGAGCATCTCGGCGGGATCAACGGGCTGGCAATCGTGCCCGACCTATCGGTCCAAGACGGCATCCAGGCGGTTCGGGCGCTCCTGCCGCGCGTCTGGTTTGACGCCGACAAATGCCGCGACGGTATCGAGGCTCTGCGCCAGTATCAGCGCGAGTATGACGAGGACAAGAAAGCGTTCCGGCAAACGCCGCGCCATGATTGGTGTTCGCATCCGGCAGACGCATTTCGGATGCTGGCGATAGCGTGGAGGATTGAACCGGCAGTACGTCGCCCTGATCCCGAAAAGACTTTGTTGGTTGGGCCGCAAAATACGGTTACGTTGGACGATATGTGGGCAGCTCACGCCCAGACCCAGAAAAGGAAACGGATATGAGCGGCACCCAGAACCCTTATCGTTATCAGTACGAACACGTTGCGGCTAGCCAGACCGCCGCCGTTCTCGGCACGGCTGGCGCGAAGGGCGATTACATTCACCGGCTGATTTGCACGGTCTCGACCGCCGCGACGGGCAACGTCGTCATTGTTGACGGCTCGGGTACCGGCATTTTGACGCATACCGTTTTACCGGCTTCTGCTGGCACGGGCATCAACGTCTACAACATCGAATTGAATGCCATTAGCCAAGACGGCGCCTGGAAGATCACGACGGGCGCGGGCGTCGAAGTCATGGCCGTTGGGATATTCAGCGTATGAACAAGCCTGGGCTTTACGCAAACATACTAGCGAAACAGGAACGGATTAAGGCCGGTTCTGGCGAGCGTATGCGTAAGCCCGGTACCGAGGGCGCGCCGACTGCTGAAGCGTTCCGTGAGTCAGCTAAGACCGCTAAGCCGGAGCCCAAGA